TGAAACTAATCATGGACATATACCTAGAGTTGCTTCGATTCTACATATATGTCTAGATAGACTACCACAGAATGATGGCATATATCAAGGCGACTTTATTGGTTATGGTGGTTCAGATACTCACACACCCAATACTATTACATATAAATTTGATGGTGTGATTGATGACATTATTGTTGCCACTCATACACAGTATATTGGTGCTACCATACAAGAGTTAGATGCTAAGTTTCATTATAAAGAATCTAAGAGTTGTGGTGTACACTTTATTGATACAGGTGCATCAATATCTAATAGACATTTTAGATTAAGTTTACTTATCACACTTGCTAAGACTATCATACCATTTGTAAGATTTCCAGAGAGCAAGGATATTCCACAGTTGAAAGTAAGTATCAACAGTTATATACGCTCTGGTCAATCACTAGATGCTGACCAGTTATCAAGTGATACTGGATACTCTAGAAACTTATTTCACTTATACAATATGATAATTGAGATAAAAGAATTACTTATGGAAGGCATCACTACTACAGAGAATGTTCAATGTCTATTTGATAGTGTGCCTTATGAACATGAGGGTTATGTAATGTCTAACAAGTATGGTACATTCAAACTTATCAAACGTCAACAGTTCAGTTATGCAAACTTCAACAATAGACAGTTCAGATAGTGGCACACAGGTGGTTGTACTACTACATGACCATATTATAATAGAAGTATATTAAACAAACACTATGAAAAAAGTATCACTTTCATTTATCGTTGACAACTTGACCGAGTTAGGTTGGGATTACTCATGTGGTAGAATGTCAAGATCAGGCATGGAAATCTATGATGGTATCATGCGCCACGTTGGTATCATAAAAGGAACAGAACATTGGAATGAAGATGTTTTTGCTGAGTCTAACGGAGATTGGTAAAAATGGAAATTCCAAAGAACAAAAAACAATTTGAGATAACCGAAAAGTTTATCGGTTGGGGAACTGCTTATGTGTGGGCAGAAACAGCAGAAGAAGCAAAGCGTCTTTATGACTTAGGCGAGTATGATGACTATGAAACAGATTTTGACAACTTTCAAGATTATGAATTTGTAGAAATCGAAGAAGTAAATCCAGTTAACTATTATCAAGGAGCGTAAAATGTACACTAACAACGAAACAGCACTTCTTACTTTGATCTCTAACATCAATAACCAATTCTATTATATTGGCGAAGATGATGACAAAGTGGCGCCATGTGATGTAAAGAAATTTACTCAATATTGCGTTGACTTTCTTGATTCTTTGGAGATAGAAAAATGACTACTACTTACATGAGAATTGACAAAGATCAATTTCACGTTATTGTGAGATCATTAAATATCTTAATTAATGAAGGTAGGTTAAAAGACTATAATCTAGAAGTTGCTGAATTTCTTGCTGAACAGATACAACTTAACATTTTAGGTTGTGGAACTACTCGTCAGAATTGGCAAATAGTAGATTGGAATGACCCTGCTGGCAAATCTTATAGTAGGGGAAGAAAACAGTATGACCATTATGGAGATTTTGAATAATGACTTTATCTAAAGAGACAATAGACAAACTTGCTGATGCCCTTACACTAGAGGTTATTGACTATATTGTCAATAATCCTAAAACTAATACATTTTTGTATTCAATGATAAGTGAGGCATTATGCGATAAACTAGGAAACAAAAATGAAGATGGAAGTTGCTCTTTTGATAGTACACAAATAGCACCTGCTGTATTCGATAAAATGAAACTATCATTAAATCCTACGTCTATGCCCTCTGACCCTGCCACTTTATAAACTGGCACACAGGTGGTTGTATCACCTCTATCACCATATTATAATAAGTACATAACAAACAAACAACTATGTCAACTAATTCAAGAATCGGTTTAAGACTTGCTGATGGTTCAATCTTATCAGTATATCATCACTGGGACGGTTATCCACAGTGGTTAGGCGTTACTCTTAATCAACAGTATCCTACAAGAGAAGATATTGCAGAACTTATTGACGGTGGTAACATGAGTTGTTGCTATACTCAATCAGGTTGGGAAATCGAGGACGAAGAGAAGTTAAAAGGATTACCATACAAACCTCTATACTACACAGAGAGAGGCGAGTCACTAGATGACAATGCTCCTAGAATTCATAAAACTATCTCTCACTTCTTTGAAGATACTAATAAGTGTTGTGGCGAGTATGCTTATGTTAAAGAACTTGACGGTACACTAGATTGTTATGGTCTATCATTCTGGAATGAAGAGACTAAAGATTTCAACGATACATTTACACCTATCAAGGAAACTATCCCTGCTGACTATCCACAGGAGTTGATGGCATGATCTATCCAAACGACTTAAAAACAACACTATTCTCAGAAATAGCAGAAATCATAGAGGAGGCGGACAATTCCGCTCCCTATGATATAGTTGATGCTATGATCGAACTAATGAATGAAGATCAGTTGAATCAACTAAGCGACATTATTACAAACATTTATCCTAAAGACTAATGAATGACCCAAATCTTACAGCAGCAGAGTGTGATGCTTTAATTCAGTTGGTATTGACCACACCTAACCGACTAACTGATAAATTTAGTGATGACTTTAAAGTTAATTTTAGAACCATAAGAAAAAAGTTAGGATACTTAGCGGATATGCAAGATGGTATAGACCAGTATCAAGTCACACCTTATGGCACAGTTGACTAAGTGGCACATGGGTAGTTGAAATTGGATTTCACTGCCCTATAATAATAGTATAACAAACACAGAGGTTTTATGAACGGATTAGGTCAATCATCTACTGAACTAAACGATATGTTAACACAGTTCACAGAATATGTCTATTCATTCTATGGTGCTCCTGATGCACTATATCCTATGGGTGTTACCAAAACAGATATTATTGGTGCTACCTATGACTACCTACACGCTATCAATACTATCAACAATGAGAGATTTACATGGGGCGATGGCGACTCACTTGATAGAGAGAGAGTAAGAGACTTCTTAGTTAGAAACTACGGATATTCCACAGATTTTGATGGTGGTAGTCTATGGGCACTAGATCAGGAGGCAAAGTAATGTCATATTGCGATAGGTGTGGAAATTTTGATGAATCACACAGAGAGTCTATGGAATATCCAAAAGACTCTCAACATTGTATTCAAGATTATCAACCAGAATTATATTACTATTGGGATAGTCCAATAGAAGAAGATTACAGTTGGCGTGATGCGGTGCCTCATGCAGATTGTCTTTGCGAGATATGCTTTGATATACTCAATGAGGAGAAGAAAATCAAGTGGAACTGTGCCAGTTGTTAAACTGTCACACTACCAGTTGAATTACGATTTCACGCTACTATAATAGTAGTATAACAAACAAACAGAGGTTTTTAAAATGACTCTAACAAGAGATTTCAGTTATGAACAACTTGCAACTATCAAGGCATTCTTTACTGATGCAGAGTGGGAGACAATTAGTGCTTCTCTTACTGATTATGAGTGTTACGCTAATGATGAAGCGGCGGAAGAGGATTTGATCGGTGGAATCCCAGTTATGGATAGAATTACCTCTATTGATGAGAAGATGACTCACTTATACAGGAGATTAGGTTAATGAACAACGAACAAATGAAAAAGCATTGTGATGATGCTTTTGAAGTCTTAGAAGTATTAGAGGACTCAGTTCAATTCTTATGTGATGAGAAAAAACTTAGTGGACTCAAGGTATATACTTTCATAAAAGAATTCGCCACACTTAAATTAAAAGAGTTCCCAGAACCATTAACCTTAGATATAGAGTAAAATGCAAAAACAAAACAAAGACAAAATGTTAGAAGCACAAAACCTAACAGACAAGCAATTCGCTGCTCTTAAAGAGTATTATGTTGATCGAATTGTTGACAATATGTCAATGAAAGATTTGGTCATATATGTTACTGACGATATGCAAAAATGGATAGATGACCTATCATTTAATGAAGCACTATTTGAGATCGAAGAGTATTTTGATGAATACTTTACAGATACTATTGATGAGGTGTTAGAGAATGTTCAGTAATGAAGAATTAAAAACTATTCATAGTTGCCTTGATGATTACATAACAGACTATGAAGAAATGGACGCTACTAAAATCGTCCCTATCATATTCAAGATAGAGGATATGTTAACAAACAGAGGCGTGTTTATCAATAGTGCTTGTGACAGTTAACAAACTGGCACATGGGTAGTTGAAATTCAGTTTCACTGCCCTATAATAGTAGTATAACAAACAAACAAACATGACTAAAGTTATTCCAAATCAAACATACAATATGCACCAATTAGGTGTAGTATTAAAAGGTTATCAGATTAACAATGCTATGGAGCGTGCTTGGGCAACAATTCATAGTGATGTAAAACCATTTGATGGCGACCTACAAAAAGAAATGGAAGTCTTGACTCAAAAATATATTATAGAGGGGAATTACTAATGAGTTGTTTACAGAATGAGATCATACTTGAATCATTATATGAGCAAGTATTGGAAGATAATCCAGAATTATCAGAATTGGAAGCAATTAGACTAACTGAAGAACTATTCGAGGATTTAGCAGAATGAAAACCTTAACACTAACTGATAATGAGTTCAATAGACTCTATGAGATATTTGAACCAACTTATATTGCTATGAAAGGCAGAGTAGAGTTAAAATCCGATCCTTATGAAAGTAATATCAAAAATTACATATCATACGACATTATTACAAAAATGAGGAAAATTAAATGAGTAGAGAACAACAGATTAGAGACTATGTAAGAGATCATTACAAATATTATGGATTTTATCCCTATGATGTTGTATTGAATATGGATACAGAGCAAGAAGAAACTCTCACTAGAGAAGAGTATATGGCGATTTACTTACAAAAGTCAACCTAGTGTGTGCCAGTTATCAAAGTGGCACAATAGTGGTTGTTATTAGATTTCACGCTACTATAATAGTAGTATAACAAACAAAGTTACATGAATTTCAAAAGAAATCCAAACACTAACTCAATCACTCTTACTTTTGATAGTGGTAGAGTATCCGATCTAAAGAATGCTTTAGACTTCGCTATTGATAATGACAATTCACTTGGAATAAGTGATGTTATTGATCTCACTTGCATGAGTGACTTGCTCGAGGAGGCATTAGCATGAATCAGACAGTTTACGAAGCAGTCCTAAAATCCTATGAGGAAAGCGACTTTGAGTTTTTCGATTTGAAAAACGATTTATACTATCAATTATTTTATGGAGGCAGTGACTATGAACTTTGCGATTAGAGAATTAGAATACTTGTTAGAGTGTTTACAATTTCATTATTCAGAGAATAGTGATGAAAAAAGTAAATACATGGCACTTAATTGTGAACTATCCTACCGACTAGATCAGGATTTAAGACAACAAAAAGAAGTCTATCGACTACAAGGGCGTGATTACACTGGTGTTCAATCTGTTGTTAATCAAGTTGACCCTTATGGATTAGAGTCAATTACTGAAGGAGATTATGATGAGCAAGGGAATTGGATACATGAATAACATTAAATTAGATGTATCATTAACTGAACTAAGTATCATTAATTGCGCTCTTGATGATTATTATGGTAGTATGGTAAAATATTACCGCACTAGCGAATATTATGAGTGTAAAGAGATTAAAGCACTTAAAGATAGAGTAAATGCTATTGGATATAGGGAAGAAGAGAAAGTAATAAAGAACAAGGCAAAGCAACCTAACATGGAGTGGTAAATGATGCAACAACAACTGTGCCACTTTATAAAGTGTCTATTTTTAGTGGTAATCGTATCTCACGCTACTATAATGGTAGTATAAACAAACATAGGGAATTATGCAATTTCAATCTGAATCACTCAATACAGTTGTTGACTACTATGATGTTAAGTATTTTATCCCTTATGGTACTGAAGTCAGTAAGAATGTTAAACTTAAGGTAGTCACTTATAAAGGTAAGACTTTTGAAAAAGCACCTATTAATGTATATGACATGGCGGAGGAGATCGACATTTTACTTGAAAATAACTATGCTGTAACTATCAATACAAAAAGACCTGCTCAGTTTATGGGTCGTATGACAGTTGACAAAGTGGCACAAGCAAGGACTAAATTCTAGTCCTATCCACTATAATAGTAGTATAGACATTCAAAGGCACTATGACTTACGTTAATCCTACTGACCAGTTCAGATATGAGATCGAAACTGAATCTCATGATCTAGGTATTACTCACGTTTATACTGATGACCTTGATGGTGCTGTTCAGTACTGTTGTGATGTATCTAGAGATTATCAAGTTGCATATTCACTTGTAAGAGATACTCTAACAGGCGAGTTAATGAAACACAAGTCACACTAGGACACTTTATAAAGTGGCACACTGCCACTTGAAT